CATGAAGTATTCGGAATTAATACCAATATCTCATAAGGATTTTTGTTACCTAACAAGAAATGAAGAAATGCCCCATATAGGGAGGATAAAGAGGAGTTTAGTAGGTTAAAAACACTTCTTTATTGATGACACACAGATGATAGTCTGTATGCCACCTTCTTATTGCTGGGCTTACGCTATCTGTTGTTTCTTAGATAACAACTTGGATACTTAAGAAATACAAAAGATATAAGATTATGCTCTTCAGATCGGAGACTAGGGAATAGATTCTTAAAAATTCTAGAATTTGTGTGACAATCTAGGGATAAATTTATCCTTGTAAGTACACGATTAAGTAATCTTACCTAGTGCTACTCTCAAGAAGACTAGCATAATATTATGTCAAATTAGTGAGAGTCTTATGCATTGCTACGTGTAATTTGATAAAAATAGCGCACAAAATTACACTGCTAAAAAGATAATGCAGCAAATAAACAAGCCTCTACCCACATAATAGCAAGAAGTAAAGAAAAGAAACCAGAATAATAAGAAAGGCAAAACAGGAGGCAAAGGAAACAGAGGCAATTAGAATTAGAAAATCATAAAGAAAAACGTGTCCTAATTCGAACAAAAAGAGTAGGTAGACTTCCACAAATTAAAATACCAGACTCACGAAGAAGCCTTAGAGTAAAATAAAAATCATTGTGTAGATAAAATGTTAATAGAGAATAACATCCAACTGTAGAAAAGATTTAGACAGATGAGCTATTTTGTAAGGACATTATCTTACACCACTTTGCCAAAAAACACGTACACTGAATAAAGAGAAATAGGTCAATGCTAAATGATGATTTAGAATTAGGAAGACATGGGTCCTCTGACTTGCTCCAGTTAACAAGTTCTTAAATATTACGCAAAAATAGTGTGCACACCTAAGAACCCTAATTCTCTAGTGATCATAACAGGACAAAAACTATGTAACATGAAGAGATTCTTAGTAAATGGATTGCTTTAAGACTTGATCTAACACTATAAGAACTCCAAGCAAGATAGTTTCCAGTATCAATCTACTATAGGCACATTTCCAGGATGTGACTGCATAGGATTGACAAAACCCCTACTTTATGATATATACCATCCAGAAATGATGCCCATTCAACAATAATAAGAATAAAATATACCAAAAGGTATATTCTTAGATGGTCATATATTGAAGTGTAATCCAAGGGGAGTCTTGCCAGGAAAATAGATATAATATCTTTAAAACCTCGGACTGGCTGGAGCGTTGGAAAGCATAAAGAATCAAAAAACATTCAACGGAGGCCACAATTTTATGAGGTATTGCAGTGACCTCATGCAATTGTAAAGTCTTCAGTAAATATAAGCTAGTTTAGGAAATGTATTAGTGGTAGATCTAGGTGCAAAATACGCTAGAACCCATTAGCTACTACTTAACGTGGATTACATTCCAGTTAGACCTAACTTAGATCAGTATGATAATACCTATCATCAAAACAACGAAGCTAAGTATGAAAATGATAGAATTGAAAATCCAAGGCTAAAGCCTCTATAGAAAAAACCTTTGACAGGAGTCACCCAATTCTTTGATGCATTTACCTCAGAAAAATACTTAAGGCTTCATTTTGAAAATGAACATTTTACCATAAGGAGTGGTTGCTACTAAAGTATTCATATACTAATCAACGATGTCCATTACTATCTCCAGAACCTGCAATTCAATATCTCAGGAGATAATGTTTTTATTCAGGTATCAGGCATAGATTTCTATCCTATACCAGGTAAGTACAATCTTCCAGGGAGGGAAGGATGTTACACTATAAACGAGTAATAACAAGTAATGATGAATTGTAGAAGTAGTGGACGTGTCTATTAACACTAGAACGTCTATTTGAAAGATCAGCAATCCATAAACAGAATAATACCTCTAGGTTGGTTGAATTATTTTCAAGCTACACAAAATGTGAGAGGGAAGTAAACCCCATTCTAATAAATGCCAAGCACTCCCACTAGAGGCCACACTTACAATGTCCAAGGCACATTTTTCAAGAAATATATTGAACAAGTAGGTTAGTAGAATCAACACTTGTTTTCTAGCGTATATCAGTAATACAACAAAGATGACTCCAGCATCTATCACTTTGAAGGCTTAAGTTGGAAAGATGAACACTTTAGAGATGCTCTAGGTTCAGATGTATTAACGATGAAAGTAGTGTCTAAAACTCAAAACCTTGAATATACTCATAGACCCCTAGAGTCTTACATGGATATAATCAAAAGACATCTGGGCATGGGTTAGAGAAGGGATTTATAACTAAACAATGTGAACATGATGGTAAATGGGTTTAGTTAAGACATACAGAAGATAAATGAAAAATACAACCTACAAGATTTCCTAAGTATGAGTAAAATAAATCAATAAATCATTACTGCAGAAAACAAAGTTAAAATGGTCAAAGATAAACTCCCAATGGTGAATGCTGAGAATTTCAGAGAATTGAAGAATTATTATGTCAACAAACCATGGAAATAGATACAGGATCTACCCGCCCACTTGCCTTTTAGTGAATAATACAAAGAATACCATAGTTAACAACTACCAGCACTATAATAATACTACAAGAAGAATCTAGGCATGTGCATTAGAATGGGGCAATTAGAATAACCATCATATTCTTGTAAGAATGTGGTAACAGGATGGCGTAACCAAAGTGTCAATTATGAATTTCACTCGAAAACAATAGACAACTTATTCTATGGGTTATACCACAGGTTCTTTGCATCACACTTATATGTAGATGAAGCGTAAGTCGAAAAATTTGAATAATTTTGTGGACCTTACACACAGAAGATAGTGCAGAAAATAAAAAACTTTGATTTCTCTTACGTTCTAGACTATGATCCAGTAAAAGATATAAATAATAGAGAAGGATTCTCTTAGTCTAAGAAAGACAGTTATGTGAAGCAACTGATTAGAGAAGTGTAGAATAGTAGTATAAGACCCGGTTCATTCTAGACCATGCTAAAAGGGGGTGAAATTTATAACACAGAAGAGACAAACATAAATAGTAATTAAATTTCAGGAGTGTCAGAAAGACCAAGGACAATATGTAATCCTAGTAAACAATACTGCGGCCTACTCACTTTAATTCAAAAACTCTTCTGGCCTGTACTTAAACAGGTGTTACCAGGTTTCATTTAAGGATATAACAAAAAATAGTTGCAGAAGATATTCACTTCTAACGTGAGTACAGACATGAAGAGTCATTCTATAGATGGTAGCGCTTTCGAAAGTACATAGCACGTAATATTAAGAAGATTAGCCATAGATCCAGTCACCAAGCAATTGGTAAAGAGTATCTTCCAAAAATTAAAGTAGAATTTATGGTTTTAGAATAATGTAGAAGACATGGACAAACTGGAACAATCATTCTTAGAACAGGCACTGGATCACAGAAGTGTAATGTTCGTGCAACTACCAGGAGTTAACTTAGATTAATGGCCTCAAGAGATAATCAATGTCTTCTATAAAACCATGCCTTAATATGGGGGAGAATAATAGCCATGGAAGAATTTCATGTATTATGATATAACAGGAATGACATTTAGCGGGCACCCTTTTACAACGTATTTTAACACGAGTGCTTCTTTGGCATACGGGAATTTTTACTTGTACGACTCTAATTTACACGTGATGAAGCATTTCATGTGGGCAGCGGGTGATGACCTAGTTATATGGCATATATAGGACATCTCTCAATGTATAATAAGTCATACAAGCCAAAATAAAGATTTAGGGAGAGTAGGTCTCGGTTAGTGTGTAAAAGAAGTATACGTTTCAAAGCATGATGACTACGACTTTTGTTCGAAATGGGTGTTCTAAGGAAGACAATGGAGAGACTACTCTAAAGTGCTGAGTTAAAAGATGACTTACAATAAGAGGAACTAGTAAATAATAAATGACCCATCTTTGCACGCTTTAGCTATATACTAGGGAGTATAGAGTGAACACGCATCTTTATTGGTAGAGGAAATATGCAAATAAAGGGTATTAGCATTGAGAAAAGATTTGCAAGTGAATAGCAAACAGTAACTATTGATAAATAAGTAAAATACATATGCTTTCAAAGAGGAGAGAGATAATCACAAATATATAGATTAGGCCTACATAAACCACAAGATAGGAATCAGTATATATAATCTTCTCATGATGTTTGAGCATCAAGACCCTAAAATAAATGGATACGTTTTAGGAGACCATTAGACTTTTATATAAAAATAACACAAGATTCAAGTAAATATAAAATCAAATGAATAATGTAAGATAAAATAAAAGTAAATAGCGAAAGAGAAAGGGAGGAAAGGCTTAAGGAAAACCTAAAGGTCCCAAACCTCCCACTCAATAACGAAGGGGTAATAATAGAATGTAACCTCTTAGATAACAACAGCTTCAACCTAGAAATCAGATAAGAGTTAACAGAGTAAGACATAGAGAAATGTTGGTGGAGTCGATTGGTCCAAACAATACTCTAGTTTATTAAGTGAATGCAGGTAATAGTTACTTAGCTCCTTGGCTATCTTCAATAGCAGTAGGATATGAAAAATACTAAATAAACAATATTTCTTTAGACTACTGTAGTACTTGTTCTGCAACCGCAGAAGGGTATGTAGTCATAGCCTACGATACTGACCCTTCCGATGTCAGCACCGCACCAGGGCTATCTTTTACGGAATTATCTAATTTTAAATATAGGAAATAGATCTAAGCTTATAGCAACGGATCATTGTATATAGACTAAGAAGCAAAGAAGAAGAAATTCTATGTAGGACAACCTGTAGCAAGTAGCTAAGTTAGTTTAACAGACTACTATCCAGGTTATTACATAGTAAAAAGCAGTGCTAGTA